CAGTAGAAGTCGCTGTGAGCTCGCAGCTTGCCACGAGCGATCCCCGAGGCCAGCAGACCTGCAAGGTCGGGACGGGTGGTTGTGTCATGTCCGGCCAGTACGTCTTCCCTAGAAACGGAATAATGTAGAGCAGGGCGAGTGCCGCGCCAGCTACTTTTAATACGTGCAACGCGTTCGTCGTCTGGTTCAATGTATTCTCCTGTGCGTACCCAGTGGTGGTGAATGTCTAACACCAAAGCGCAGTGGTCAGCGAGCTTGAGTGACTCGTCGATGCCGTGCTTGGTTTCGTCGTTTTCGATGGTAATGGTATTGCGTGCTTCGGGGCTGAGTCGCTGGAGGACGTCCTGAATACCTTCGGCACCGCGGCGACCACTGATGTGGACGTTGATTTTAAAGTCCTGAAATTGCTGACCGTAGCCCATCCAGCGCACCATATCTGCATGATACTCAAACTCCTCTATGCTGCGTTCTACAATGCTATCATGGTGACTAGCCAGTACACAAAACTGACCAGGATGAAAACTAAGACGAACGCCAAGTTGGCGAGCAACATGGCCAACGCTAGCAAAATGACGATTGCAATATTCACGAACGTCAGTACGACGCCAGAAATAACTCCAGTTAGGTTCGGTATAAACAGGCAGAATATCACTGCCAAGACGAACCATGCGACGACCCTCATCCAAGCCACCTACTCTTTCTACCAGCCGCTGTGCGCTGGCTATGTTGTGCTCCATGAGATCCCAGAGACGCTGTTCAGCATCATCTCGAGTCTGACGGTTAAGCCAGGCTACTGTAGTGGTGCGAGTATTCAGCGCTTTGGCAGCATCATCTTTGCCAAAACCATCGATCTGATCTGGAGTATCAATCCACTTACAACAAAATCCGACTCGGGGTGTCATAACAACCTTTCAGTGAAAACATAATATATTATAGCACAAACTACATCTGCTGTCGAATGTTTATATGCTGTATACTAGCAAGAATGCGCACAGCACAGCGCCTTGCTCGAGTACTGAGAAGTTGGTTGACGCTAGCCTGACGTAGACAGAATTCCACAACTCCCGCATCCAATTCATTGAGATCATGTTCCTGAACCTTTCCATAAGAATCATTGTGTAGATTTACAGCAGCCAAAGTTACAGCTATTTCTTCGTCGGTGTACAGACTGATCACCGTACTCTGTTGAATACGTGGGCGTTGTGGGAATGTCAGTATGGTAGCCATACCGATATTTATATTGCATCATGGCTTATGAACTCGTAGTATGCGAACCTGATCCTTGGGTGCCAGATAACAGCGTGCAGCCACGACAAAGTCATGTGTGGCGGGATCGAGATATGAAGTGGTCTCACAGAGCTGATTCTCCAGTATCCAGATAGCCAGCTTATGGGCCAGTGTCTGACGTATATGGGCACGCCAGGCCAGATCACTGCCATGTTTGAGTTCTTCGCGAGTAAAATGTCCCTTGACAGTAATCATTTTACCGCCTATGGCATATTCTTCTATGTTGATGCTGGAGGTAGGGTCAAAGTCCAGGGGTACTTCGCCCCAGGGCTTGTTGGGTGGTAACATGGCCATTATTTAATCGCTTCTGCTCGATCTGCCACACTCTTGTCGTCGCGGAATTCTACGAACACTGGCAGGAATAAACTTTCTACGTCTGAATTTTTGTCCTTGATTCGGGCATTGTATTTGATGGCCACGATCTTACCGATGCTGTTTGCAGCAGTAATGCTATCGCGATCAGCGTCACTAAAGCCCGTACCCACATTGACTCGGATACCACCACAATCAGACTCAAGCACCAGAGCACCAAGACGATTGACATTTTTACCTGTCCCCTCTTCCCAATCCACGACTCTGAGGTCGCATTCCAGCTCGCCCTTGAATTTAATCAGGCCTTTGCTGCGCTTATTTTCCCAGACACCATCGCGTGTCTTGAGTATTATACCTTCCTGCCCCTGACCGAGAAACTTCTCGAACACTCTGCGAGCTTCGTCGGCCGTCTGCACCTGCTGACTGTGCACCAGGTCAACATAGTGACCCAGATGCGCCAGACGATTTTTTAAATCGCTGATGCAGTTGCAGAGCTTGGCCAATCTATCCTTGTAGGCTTCGCGTTCAATGCCAGCCTGGAAGGCCTCCAGTGTGATGGCATCCCAGAGTGTGGCGCGCACCATCACAGCCTCGGACACGCTCATGGTGCCCTTGACGGCCTTGTTCAGTATGCCATTGCCTGTCTTTCGATCACAGATCTTGCCAGCAGCATCCACCACGACCAGCTCACCATCAAACACCATGTCGATGCCGTAGAACTTGGCCATGTGACGGAATGGTTCTTCGATGCTGGGATCGGGTATGTTGATTTCCTTGCCGTTGCGACTGCGAAACTCTACCTTGTTGTTCTTGACTATGGCATTGAAGCGCATGCCATCCATCTTGACCTGGGCTATGGCAGGCCAGACTACACGGTCTACTAATTTCTGGTCATAGGCACTGGCCAGCATGCAGGGATATTCGGGGATCAGGCCAGGCCAAATTTTATTTACTGTGGCATCACTGACACCACAACGCAGATCCTTGGCAATGATGCGTTCGATGACCTGAGCATCCTTGATGCTCACACTCTCCAGTATAAGCCGCAGATGGTCAATGCCAGCGTTGCCTGTCAGAGTTCTTTCACTGAGTAGTTTCAGGCGATTCAATGCTACATGAAGCTGGTCCTGCTTCTTTTCATTGACATTGACTCGATATTCTGGAATCTTGCGAATATAAAAATTGGTGAATGGATCCAGCGCCAGACGACAGACGTTCTTGAAATCGTCGTTGTCCTTGAAGGCCTGCATCACACCCTCTTTGAAGGTGCGACTATTATTGCTGGCCATGTTGTTTAGCAAATCCAGAATTTCAACCACGGCGGACTCCTTGCATTTTTAATTGACGATGGAAGTAATTCCAGACTCCGGTCCAGTAATTGCGCGCCCATTCGGTGCGGCAATCGGCCAGAACCTCTTCAATGCGATCCATGCGATGGATAATCATTTCAATATTCATGTCATTATTATAGCCGTTGTTGTGAGAATTGTCAAGCATTTTTTCCCAGTGCGTGACTATACCGATGCGCACGTACTTCACAGTTCACCTTGGACTTGAGATCCTGTGTTAGGTTGTCTACCTCATCCTGACTGCGTGCCACGCCACCATAGAGCCAGCTATGTTGCCGGCCCAGACTGTCTACTCGGGCATATTCCAGGATCCAGAATACATCGTTATAACCGTTGTACATGATTAGTCCAGATCTCCACCTTCGGAAGTATCTGCTGGATCATAGGCATAACTAGTAGTGCTGGTTTGTGCCTTGACCGTTCCTGTGGTGGTGTTAGTGATGGTTTCGTAAAGTGTTTCGAACTGCTCGTGCTCGGCCACTTCTTCGCTGTAGTTGCGACGATGGTAGACCTTGGCCATGCGTCGGAAGATCTTTTTGTCTAGATCGTGCTCCTCGCAGGTAGTCTTGATAACCTCTTTGATAAAATCGCGTTCAGCTTCGGTTCTGGTTAGGCTGTTGCTGATTTCCTGTAGTGCTGACTCGATCTTTTTTCGATCTGCTGGATTGCTTGGAATGTTCATGCTTGGGCTCCTCAATTATAACGATGTCGTGTTCACTTACTGGCCAGAAAAATTTAATGGATTTCCAGTAACGATGGAAAATATTGTTGATGACTACAACAACACCTGCCATGATTATCAATCCAATGCCAATAAACAACATGGCGTTGGCAAATACTATGCTGGTGGTCAGAGTGTCTAGATTCATGTTTCTAGGTCCGGTTGGTTGCGATGCTTCTTTTCTTTGACTCGAATTTCGCTGGCCAGCTGCGCTTGGATGGTGGCGCGCTTCAACATGCCTCGACGGTGTGGGTCTAGTTCATTATGAAACATAAATTTAAGATGTTTTTTCATGCGAAATGCTGCTGTGGGTTTTAACATTAACCTCTCCTCATGGTAGAAATGTCCTTGGCTTCTTGATCGCTGAAGATTGGAACCATGTTGCTTTTGTGCATGGTGCCAATGCCAACCATCTTGTCGCCAGTATAGACTCGGGTGGGGGCTGGTGCAGTACTGCCTGCGCCAGTATCTAGACTAGGGTAACGTGGTGTCTCTCGTCCTGGCGGCGTGCCAAGTTTATAGGTGTCAGCTAGGGTGCGTTTCACACTCTTGACTTTCTTGGTAGGATGTCGTGCCAGCAGTTCATTCCAGCTGTCGTCAAGCTCACGCGCCAAGCGGGCCTGTTCGGCATTGCGGAACTTCGGCCGACCTCGTCGTTTGCCTGTGGTGGAATACATGGGCGGTAGTAGGTGCATTGTCATAGCGGATCTCCCAGACCAGACCAATCATCGAGAAAGCGATTAACGCGATCTACGGCTTCTTCCAAACTTACTGCCCAAATGACCACGGTTATCTCGTCGTCCCGGATCTTCATATCATAGGGAACCTTGCCGCGGAAATCAAAGGTGTCAGGCAACTGTGCTGACACTTCGAACCGCTGCAGGTTCTTCATGCGATCCAGAACGCTGGAGATATCGGGCATCATTTTGTCTTGATGGCAGTGTTAAGGAATGCGTGAATTATAACCACTGCTGCCCAGTTTGTCAAGCTGTATTCCAATGCCAGAGCAAACAGCGAGTTCAGGGCCCAGAGCACCAGCAGTGGACCAACCAGCGCCAGGACTATGAGCAGCGCCAATATGATATACAGATTGGTTTCGGTAGCTCGGAGTTTAATCATCATGGCTCCTTATTGCTGACGGCACCAGAGCTGATAGCCCAGGAAATCGCCAGTTTGATTATAGGTTGCTTCGGTACGACACTGGGGCAGAGCCTGAGGCTGAGCCTGCACCGGAGGTTGCTGCATGATCACCACTGGAGGTTGTTGATACTGCACCGGCGGTCCCTTGGGTTTGCCAGCCTCATCTAGCTTCTGGTAAAGCCAGTAACCAGCAATGCCCGTGACAATGCCCTGTTCTCTGGGTCCCCAGGCCAGCGCCGGGGTGCTGATGACAGCGGCCAGCGTGGCCGCAGCGATGATGCGTTTCATGGTTGCTCCTTAGAAATAAAAGTTGGTGTCGAAGTTCAGCGCCTCATAGACTTCTTCGCGGACCGCGGTGTCCATGGCCTCGCCAAAATTTTCGGGATCGCTGTCAGCCAGAGCGCGCAGCTCGCTGTAGACTTCGGGCCAGGTGCTGCGGTTTTCACGCGCACGGGCCACAATGCCGGCCACGGCACGGTCGCCGGCTTCACTGAACATCGCGAAACTCTGGAAATTATTGACAATCATGATCTAGTCCTTTCTCATTCAACGTACCACTATTATGACATAAAATCAGCCTGTTGTCAAGCCACTGCTAAGTCATTGATTTCATTGAACTTTTTCTGCCTGTTTTTCAGGCAGCAGCGTGGGGAACGCCTGACGCACCACAGCTTCGGTTAGACCCTTGTAGGTCTTGGCCAGAGCCTTGTCTTTAAGAGCCACCAGCATGTCGGCTTCGATGCCGTTGATGCCTTCCAGCATCTGAATGAAGACATTTTCTACCTGTATGGTTTTAATGTTGGCTGGTCGTCTAGGATGATTCTTGATTACCAAATACATGCGGCGCGACTCAGCATAGAGGTTGGTCTCGGCCATGGCCACGGGGTGTGGACTTCGTTTGAAGGGCGGCTGGCCCTTGGGAAGATCAAATTCAATGGCTGGATCGAAATTCAATCTCAGCACTTCTTTGAGCAGGGTATTGTCCTGATGTTGTTGCAGCACGGCTACTCTGGCCCTGAGGCCGTCGGCTTCGCTGACCTTTTGCAGGATTTCTGGTACTAGTAATCTCATTTTAAAACTCCGATAGATGTTCAATCATGTTCTTCATGCGATGTTCCATGAAGTAATTCAGCAGCTGACTGCGGTCCTTGCTGGGTCGATTGCTCCAGACTTCCTGAATGCCATTGCGCACAGCGTCAGGTATGTAGTCAAAGTCAATGAGATAGCGATTACGCTGAAAGTTGCGGGCAAGTTCGACTGGTACATGATTGTGAAACTCATCCAGAGGAATTTTATGCCACTCGTCCAGTTTTTTCTGTGTTACTGCTTTCTGACGGCTCTCAGTAACAAAGCAATCATCAGGACTAAGAATATTTGGAATGCCGTCACCTTTGTCTCCTTTGACAATATGCTCCATGAGATAACTGTGTATGGTGCTGTCAGGTTTGACCCATTTCTTATGTATGGGGCTATACTGCTGAACATTCTTGTATTTCTGAAGCTGGATGAAATCGTGATCTCCGCTGATGACCAAGAATGGGCGTGGAATGTTCTCACCAAAGGCTCCGTCTTGCTGCAGGTCATTGGTCTGACTCCACTGAGCCAGCACAGCAATGACATCGTCGGCCTCGGCGCCATCGACATCAATCACAGTATAGGGAAAGAAGGTGCTGAGCTCGGCTCGAATTTCGTGCAGTGTATCAAAGATCAGCTTCCAGTCAAAGCCACTGTCCTGCCGAGCCTTTTTGCGGCTGGCCTTGTAGTAGGGAAACTTGTCTTTTCGCCAGTAGTGGCGGTTATCGCAGGCTATGACCAGCTCGCCAAATTCGCCGCCAAACTTGACCTTGTAGCTGCGTATGGCATTGATGATCATATGGCGAATCAGATCCTTGCGAATCTCCACATCGGTACGGCCTGCCAATTCTGCCATGAGCGTGGAAATAGCAGTTTGATTAAAGTCAACAACAATCATGATGGGTCCTAAGAAAATTATGGTATGTCAATTATATATTAGGACGCTCTGGAAGTCAAGCACTGAATTCAATGCATCAATCGTTTTTTCTGCGCTGGTGTGCAGTATACCAACGCCGCCGCGCCGGCGCCATTGATCGATGACGTCGGCAGTATCATCAATCAGGATGTCGCGACGACGACAAAAGTTCTGTTTGATCCAGCGACCTGGTACTGTATTGACCTTGTAGAAGATGCCATGATCCTCACACCATTGCTGCTTGTCGGCTGTAACCCGTTCGTGATATTCAGCGCCGCCAGTGCTGGTCAGTATCTCTACATTGATGTCCCGACTACGACGAATTTGTTCTATGAACTGCAGCAGCTCGGCGCTGCCTGGCCAGGTATCAAGCCCGGCAAAATGACCGCCAGTGCAGAAGTTGTGCCAGGCCTGGCTCTTTTTACCTTCGCGGTCACGTTTCCAATCGCCATTGAGTTCTCGATATCGAGTCATGAAGTCGCTGAGGACTCCATCCATGTCAAGATATATCGTCTGGCGTCTTGTCGTCATGTTGTTTTTCTCTTTGTTCAAATCGTTTCTCTTGTATGGTCTTTTCCTTGAAAGTGCGGCGCGGATTGCTGCACATCAGGCATCGGGGATTGCCGCAGTTCAGTACATGATGCTTTTCTAGCCTATGAGGTTGTTGCAGACTGCGATTGCTTTCAGTAATTCCAAATTGTCGGGCAATCTTGACCTGCTTGTTGACGGCATTGTGGTCTTTGAGCAGTCTGCGGCTGTGTTTAACCTTGTCATCTTCGTGACTCATGCGGTCTCCTTAGAAGGCATCCATGTTGTAGGGCTTGTAGCGCTGGCGAGTCAGGAACAGCTGCTGACCCTGACGGTTGCGGAACTCATACACGCCCTGCGCCGGCAGTACCTTGATTAAATCGCTGGCATCAAACATGCCGCTGGTGCGTTCGTCTTCGTCGTCATCCACGGCCACTTCCAGACCGCAGCCATCGCCATCTTCACTGCGTGAACGATTGCGCAGTGGATCTTGCCAATGAAACCGCTCGCGTTCCATGGTCATGGGATTGCCCTGGTACTCACGGGGATGATGTACACGCACCTCACGACCCTGCACCAGTACCTTGATGTCATAGAAGGTGCCAGTATCGAATTCGGCCTTGACGTTCAGCAGCTTGACAATCTGCTGCGGTGTGTCACCATAGCGATTGATTTCTTCCACCATGGCCTTGAGCATGTCAAAGTTGAACTCATTGAACAAACTGGCCAGCGTGCAGATGCTGTCGGTGTGATGCTGATACTGTGGCAGTAAATTGTCAGCACAGTATTCACGAATAAAGGCTTCTTCCAGACCACGGAAGTCCAGCATGTAGTAGATGCGGCCTGGACGGTTACGCATATGACGATCCACGCGCCATTTGTCATTGCAGGTCAGCACGAACAACTTCTGCATGGGATAGACACCATCCATGAGAGTCAGTATGCTTTCCTGTTGGTCTTCGTCGTAGACCTTTTCAAACTCATCGAACAAAATCATGCAGGGTTGATCAATGTCCTGAATCAGTTTGTTAAACTGATCACCGCTCCAGGCCGAGTTGATGACAATGGTGGGTATGCCCTGAGCCGCGCAGTTGATGCTCAGTGTACGAGCCAGCAGAGTCTTGCCCGACCCCTTCTCGCCAGTGAGCATGACGCCGGTGCTCTTGCCCCGACGGTCCAGGAATGTATTGATGATGCGGTCGGCATTTTTAAGCGTGTCGCCGTAGACACGACCTGCGGGTTCAAAGCTATCAATCTGTTCTAGATACAGACCTTCAAAGGGATGGCTCTGTATGATGTAGTTTCCTGCAGGCAGATGCTGATGCAGGTCTATGGCGGCATTGTCGGCTACCTTGTAGGTATTGCCATTGCGAATAAAATAAGACATCTTGTACTTTCAATTTACTTGGGCTTGTTTATAACGTTCCTGACGCTCGGCTTCGTGCTGATCACACAGAGTCTTGATCCAGCCTCCGCTGCGTCGTTCACCAGGCACGCCACACTCTTCACAGGTCTGGCCAGCCCAGCTTTCCGCCATGCGTACCATGCCATCAATGGTGTCATCGCCACCGTCATAGTAGAAGCGCAGTCCGCCAAATTTTTCCTTGATCTGCGCTACCGTGACCTGCGGGCAGGCTTCGCCACGCCCATAGCGGGCATGTTGTTCGTTCTTCCAGTCCATGTGATGCTGTATCTGTCGGCATAGACTTTCAATGATGTTCCACCAGCCAGGACCAATGGCAATGCCGCCATAGGGTCGTTCAAACATGGCTGGGTGGTTTGCCTGTAGTCTGGCTACAAAGGCTTCATAATTTTCTTCAGACCAGGTCATATAACTTCTCCAGGATAAAACTCAACAATAAAACTACTACAATCCACTCCATGATAGTAAATTGTCGGATAAAAGTCAAGACGCCAGGAGCCTTTTTGTACAGCCAAAAGTTGAATCTGTCAACATAGTTCATGAAAACTCCCTGCTGGTAAATGCGTAGCCGTCGGCGTCATCCCAGTCATATTCTTCGTTGAACCAGGGACGACTATCTTGACGACCCTGCTCATTGTGCTGCAGATTTTTGCGACCATCTTCTCTGACAAAGTCAGGCGACTTCCAGGTCTCAATCATTCCAACAAAGTCGTCGTAGTCAATTAGGTCGCCGTATTCGTCGACTATGGTCTGGCTCTGCAGGAATTCCTTCCAGGCACGCCAGCTGGTCAGACGCTCGGCACGATATCCCTGAAATGTAAACGCCCAGCCATGCGAACTTTTGCCGATGTGATATTCCTCGTCGTAGCGCTCGCAGCAGTCACAGCGGTTCTTGGCGACATAGTAATTGGTGCCCATGATTTAACTCCGTAGTACCCAGGCCAGCATGACCAGTATTATCATAAACCAAAACATTATTTGACTCCGAAATGTTCTAGAATTGCTGCGGCATAATACGTTGGTCTTTTGTCTATTTCAAGACCGACCTTGCGTTCAATGGCATTGTCATACATCACCTTTACGCATTCACGAACAATCAGCTGGGCGAACTTTGACTCAAATGCTTCAGACCAAGTAGGCTCGCCTCTGAAGTTATCGTCGGCATACTTTTCAGCCTGTTCCGAAAGTTCTCGAATTCGTTCGTTCATTCTGCCTCCTTAAACAGTGGCACACCATCAGTCAAATGCTTAACATATTCCAAATCGGGGAAAGTGTCAAGTGTGCCACGGTGCCGCTGAACCGTCAAGTTACCCTCACGCATAATAGCATAGAAAAACTGGTCAGTGGCACCTTGTTCAATCTGTTTTGCAAAATATTCGTTCATAGCACCCTCAGCAGTAAAGTATCTTCATTGATGCGACCATTGAGCCGGGTCTCGGTTGTGGTTAGATCTGTCAGCACCTTTCTCAGCGCCACCTTGCCTGCGGTCAGCATCTTGGGAATCACCACATCGGGTTTACGCAGGGTGCGCTGCACACTGGTGTCAGGATCCCAGCCCTGCAGGCTGGTGCCCTTGACGCTGAATCCTGCTGGACCCGTGGCATTGTAGACACCCAGCTTCTTGTTCTTGATGTTATACACCCACAACTGCTGCGCACCCACGATGCTGGTCACCGCCACACTCTTGAGTGCTTCATGCTCCTTCAAATACTTCAGCCGGGCTACCTGCTGACCCGCAGGCTTGGCCTTTTTAACCCGCACCTTGCGATTGGCTTTCTTGAAGTTGGCATATCTGGCAGCATCTTCCATGAGTGTCGTCAAGAACTCTTTGAATGCTTTTACATCACGCTTGCCCAGATGACGCCAGGCTTCGGTTACCTGCGCATCAGTGCCAATCAATTCCAGTTCAGCCATCAGTCGCTCACAGATGGGAGCCACGCCGCTGAGATAGGGCTTGGCGACATTGTGCGACTGACAGTACTTGAACAGGTCGTAACCAGTAGGCTTAAAGGCATTAGCAATAAAATTATCAATCTCGCCATCTATGGCTTCTCCCAGAAACTCGGCCTGCTTTTCTGCCATGGCATCCTGAATGCTACGACGCGTAGTCACCGGTGCTGCCTGAGCCACGGGTTCTTCCATCACTGCCCGACTCAGCACATCACGCAGATGCTGCTCAAAACGTTGATCAGTGTCGGTGTCGAACACTGTGCCATTGGTCTTCATTCTGGCAATCCAGCCAAAGGTAGTGGCAAAGTCCGCAGGACGAACCTGAGTCCAGCGCCGCGCCTCGGCTGGCCAGTTTTTCTTGATCCAGGCGTGTGCATAGGCCAGGGCGTCTTTTTTGTCTTTCTCGTAGTTGTACCAGTTCATGGCTCGCATGAAAGCCGAACGATTTTCATGATTGTCCAGCAGTTCAGGCCTGGGCTCAGCACCGCTGACCTTTTCCATGATCTTGTCAACACGATTAGACATGCAGTTCTCCTAGATTAAAACTGAACTCACGAATGCTGTCGAAACGAAAACTACGCCAGTCCTGCTTGTCCAGATCCCAGACCACCAGCGCTTCTTCAGAACGCTTGCGTGGATTGGCTTCTTCTTTCTGCAGTTTCTCTGCAGGAATCAGCTCGGGATGTAAACTACAGTGCATGTGACGCAGTGTACCATCGGCCTTGACAAAACTGACATTGACTCGTTCACTGCGAACAACTCCGTGAAACCATTCACGAAAGGCCTGACGCTCAGCAGCATCGGCCTGGCCATACCAATTACCACTCCAGTTATTAAATTCAAAATTCACGATTGCTCCTATTCATTGCATTAACACCGCTGTGAGCCAGCAGCAGACCTGCCATAGCCAACAGTCCCTGTAGTACCACACTGGCATTGGGATCATAGTCCAGGGTGCCAACAGCACCAAAGGCTATGAGAAAACCAACTACGATACGAATCGAACCCTTCATAGATACCTTTCACAGATGTGACGCTTGGCATCACGAACATTTTTAAACTTTACATCACCAATTGTAATGGATCTTCCAGCAATTGTCAAGCAGAAATCATCGTTTTGATGAACATAGATCTTCTTGCCACTGACCACACTCTTGGAGAAGTTGTTGTTGTAGCCTGCAAAGAACAGCGTATCGGCCAACTCTTCTCGATGCTGCAGAGCTATGAAGGCATCATTCATTGTAGTCTGAACCTTTGCAAAACCGAACTGGCCTGAGGATAGGGATTGACATCATCCTGCACACTCTCCATGATCTCATCTAATTGGGCCATGAGCACTAGACGAATCAGCAGATCGACCTGATGTTGATCAAACTCACTGAGCGTAGACTGCCAGTTTTCCAATTCTTCTAATTCACGAAACTGCCACATACAATCCAACAGGGCCACCTGACGCCGACTCAGACCGTCGATGGTCAGTCCAGGCTCACGACTCTGCCCCAGCTTCCTCTTGCTTGAAAAGCCCGTCATTTTGCCACCTCTCGGACTACATGTTGGATTTTAGTTACTCCGTTGTCGGCCAGGTGAGCCAGTTTACTGAATCCCACAGTAGTGGCCGCCACGCCTAGAATGAAACCTATGATTAAGTTACCCATAGTTTTTACGATCTCCGAATTGTTCGTTCCACTCATAGCCTGCCATGTAGGCAGTAATTTCTTCGAGTGTCATGTCCTTGCCAGCTACCCGAGCCGACATACCAGTGCCACCGACATAGTAGTGAGGGTCGACTCCGCGCCCATAGTAATTATCGGCACTGCCACGGTCAAAAGGTCCACCATGGCGGTTGTCATAGGTCTTGCCATTGAAGGTTCCGTAGTCCATGTCTATCTCCTCAATCTAAACGGCTACCGGCATAGGCCGTGAATCCACGTTTCTTGAATACCGCGGCGGCGGCTTCGGCGCCAGCCTCCAGCGTGTCGATGTTCTGCACCAGCATGGCACTGGGATTCCAGAGCTGGAAACTCTTGGTGTAGCTGCGACGCAGACCTGCCTGGGTCAACATACGACCCATTTTGGTATTGCCCTTGACACCATAGATGTCTACCCAGGCAAAGCCGCAGCACGGTTGGTCCTGCCCCTTGAGTTTTTCCTGAAAGAATTTCATGGCAGCTTGATAGGCTGCTTCACGAGCCTCGGCAACAATGCCGTCAATTGCTTCTTGATCGTATCCCATTATACAGTCTCCTTCATGAAGTCATCATAGTTAATACGCTTGGCGGGGAATTGAATATCACCGTCAAACTCCAGCTGGTCCTTCTCGAACTGAGTTTGAAAATCATCCTCGACAAAGCTCCAGCCGATGATGTACTCTTCAGCATAGTCAGATCGGTATTCGATCTTGTCACGCATGGAGTCCACAATCATCTGGCCTTTCTTGTCGGCAAACTCGTCGCCGAAACGGAACCCATCCACCTCGACGATGATTTCATCGCCGCCTTTGAACTTCCAGTACTGAGGGCACTCACCTACACCGTCCCAATCGTGGGCGCCATAGTTTTCTTTGTACTGGGTCTCAATTAGAATTCGCATCATCAAACTCCTTTTCACTTTCGATGCCACCATTGTAGCACCATTTCATCATTTTGTCAAGCCCGTATGATTCAGACTGAATTGGTTGGTTGCTATCATGCTGCGCTCCAATTCATGGGCTGCTTGCTTGCCTCGAACCACGGCATAGATGCCATAGGTGTGGTTCTCGGTGCCATACTGGACTATACTGTTGCAGAGATCCCAGCCCTTGTCTTCATTAAAAGCTCTCCAGATGTGCTTCTGCACTCGGACCAGCAGATGCTTCTTGCTATAGCCTGCTGTGATGCCCACATATTTCTGACCCGTCACCGTATTGGTGAGGATGTATACTATATGTCGACGGTCTGAACGCTTTTTTCTCATCATACTTATATTATAGCACCTTGCACCAAAAGGTCAAGCACTATTTTCTTCAATGAAATCAATGACTTAGCTCACGATTTCACGGGGCGTTTCGGGGGTGTTGTAACTCATTGATTTCATTGGACTTTTTCTTCAATGAAATCAATGACTTAGCAGAACTGTCTAGTTTTTAGACAGCGGCTGGCCGTCGACATCAAATCCAGCCTGCTGACGCATCATGCGCTGGGTCTGTGGATGTGGATGCACGGGCGCATCTGGGTGAGGCTTCTTGAATACCCGATCCAGTATCTCGGGTGGGATGCGGTGTACATCCTTCTTGTGTAGTTTGATCTCGTGTTCATCTACCTCGGGTTCCAGTTCTTCATACTGGAATACCTCGGGATGGTCAGGAGCTGCACTGGTGGGTGGTGCTGCTGCGGTCCAGACTGGCATTGGTGTTGTTTCTTTGCGCTGGGTCACAGCAGTTAGTACACGCTGTCGTTCCATCAAGCTCATGTTGCCGGCAATGACCAGCAGAATGGCCATGGGATCGAATACAAAGATTAGACTCATGATGATTAGACGCACTGCCTTGCCAATCATGTCTTCAGTACTGTCGCCGTAGATTAGTTCGGCAACATACTTTATGGGGCCAACCTCGGCTTCGATCTTGCGGACATCCTGTGCGATTGGCGCACGCTCCTCATTAAGCTGGCCAATAGTTTTCTGGTAGGCCTGGATTTCCGTCTGTAGGCGATCACGCTCTTTCTGTTGGCTGCGCCGAATACTAACTGCCCTTTCCGCACCTTTTTCTGTGTCACTGCGACCCATGACCTGATCCACAGCCTCATCGAGCTGTTTAAGCGCCCGGCGATTGGCATCAATGTTCTCCCTCTGTGTACGAATCTTTTCGTCAATAATGGATAGCTGGCCAACACTCTGGCCCGTAACCGCGGCCTGATCTAGATGTGCTTTCGATAGATAACCAAAAATACCCAGACTCGTAATGATGCTAAGAATAATAACTGCGGCAGTAAAATAATAGCGGAGGATATGAGGAGCGGTACGCCAATTGCGGTATATCCAGCTCGCTGCAACCAATTTTGCAAGTTCAAGACTGCCTCCCATGAGTCCTGTAGCCAAGGGTGCACTGCTGAAGATGCTGATCAGTCCAGCCACGCTGAACCAGGCAGCACAGGCGCTGACCGCAAAGGCGCTGAGAAACAGCAGTGCTATGAATATCATGTTTTTAAATGTTTACGGTGTACACGACAAATTATCCAGCTATTGTAGAATTCAGTAGGACGGCGCAGTACGTCGTGTTCAAACTGAGCCTTGGCTTCCTGATAGGTACATTCACCTTTGTTGCCGCACAAGTATAGTATTTCTCGGTTAAAGTTGTCAATGCCGGATTTTTCGATGTCGGCCAGCAGCTCGTCATTGCTGCCCCAGTAGTCGCGCCAGTCACTTTCGGCCAGATAGCGTTTCTTCTTGCCTTTAACCTGGCGAGTCTTTTTGAACCAGAACAGCTTCTTGCCAATGTAACGTCGTCCTGTGACAAGATTGGTGATGATGTACACAAAACCATAGTGTTCGGCGGCTGGCTCGACAAATTCAGATCCTTGATAGGTCCACATCAGATACTCCTATATAATAGGAATATCTATCGATGTTATTCTTCGTCGTCTTGATCGAAGCTTTCCTCTTCTTCCATGTCAGCACCGCAGAATGGACAGTGCAGTATCTGATAGTAGTGGGTGTCTAGGTCATGGCGAATTTTAAAAACAGCATCACAGGCATAGCATTCTACGTGTTTATTTGTGGTCATCTCTGGGTACTTGTTGTACAAGAATGCCGCCCTGTTGCAGGAAGTTGATGCCAGCGGTGTCTCGGTAGGTGTCGCGATAGTAGACAGAGGTAATTCCTGACACCAATATGAGTTTAGCACACTGCTGACAGGGTGCATGCGTTATAAACATGGTCGCGCCTTCACCGCTTTCATGACTGCGCGCCAACTTGGCTATGGCATTCTCCTCGGCATGAATAACTTCAGCCTTGGTTACCAGATCAACTCTGCCCACGGGTTGATGTAGTTCGTGTTCGCAGTTGTTGTCCCAGCCTGGCGGAGTGCCATTATATCCTATACTTATAATTCTGTTGTCCTTGACGACAACTGCGCCTACCTGTAGTCTGCGTGCTGTGCTGAGTTTAGCGTAGCGTTCCGCAACATCCAGATGGGCGCCAATTTCCTTGGTCTTCATCGATTTTTTCCCAACGTGGTGGATCATCAGGGCACTGCTCGCTTTTGATCAGTGCCTTGAGTGGCATAAAACAACCACAGAGTCGGCATCGTTTCAGCATGTCCTGATTGGGACACTGACGACAAATACTGAGTCGTTGGTCGTAGTAATGCACGATTAAAACTTATGACAATCTAACCAGCTGGGTTGATGTAGATCTTTTTCACTGACAATAAAGCGGTCTGGATCCAGACCATGCTCTCGCCAGATGGTGCTGTTTTCAGCAAAGTTCAATCCACACTCCTGTGTGCCATCAAATACTGCATCCTGGTGGTAGGTTACCAGCACATCGTCGGTCAGTGTGACATAGCCATGGTAATAGCCCTGTGGTACATACATGGCCTGATCCAGACGATCCAGCATCACGGCCTCCCAGCGCCCATAGTCAGGGCTGTCCTGACGAGCATCCACGAACACATCCAAGATGGCACCGCGAATTACTCTTACCAGCTTGGCTACCTGAGCAGTGCCATGTTGTGAGTGCAGGCCACGCACTGTAAACTGCTTTTCTGTCCAGCAGACATTGGTTTGTCGTACCTGCAGATCCAGTCCCAGATCCCAGCTGTTGTTCCAGCTTTCAGCAAAGTAACCGCGATGGTCCAGATGTACAGGTGTCTGTATTAGCTTGGCATTGTTCATAGTTTCAACCACCGATCGTTCTTCAGGGTCCAGTTAATCATCTGTTCCAGACGAGTGTCAAAATCATACTTGGGTGTCCAGCCCAGCTGTTTCATGTACTCACCACTGAGGCTGTAGCGGAAGTCATGGCCAGGTCTCTGCTTGTCAAATCCCACCATCTTATACTTCAGCTCATGCCCCATGATGCTGGCCACACGCTGTGCTACTTCCAGGTTGCTGATCTCCACGGGGCCAGCGATGTTGAATTTAGGACACTGATGTCCGCCGAAATCTGCCGGCAGGGGGAAGCCACGGTGTGGCAGATCCATGATGAACATCGTGGCATCGGCTACATCGGCAGCATGAATCCAGTGACGCAGGCCACTCTTGGTGCCAGTCTCTTCGTCGCCGTGTATGGTGACCTCTTCGCCGGCCAGCACCTTGCGCATGATGATGCCTATGAACTTTTCAGGGTTCTGACGCTCGCCAAAGACATTCATGGTGTGAGTGCAGTATATGGGCATCTTGAAGGTGTTCTCATAGGCCACACACATCTCTTCGGCGCCAGCCTTGCTGGCCGAATAGGGACTGCGGCTATTGTAGCGATCATACTCAGTGTAGTTCACGCCCTCGGGAGCATGTCCAAAGACTTCGTCGGTGCCAAAGTTAATGAACTTTTTCAGGTTGGGCAGATGCTGACGAGCATAGTCCAGCAGGTTTACTGTGCCCACTACGTTGTCCTGCACGAAACGCATGGGGTTTTCAATGCTGCGTGTAACGTGACTGCCCGCCGCCAGGTGGACAATGTAGTCAACATCGCCGATCTGACCAGCCAGCTGTGGATTGATTTCGGCGCGCAGATCATGAAAGATGATGCGCAGACGCCGCATGGTTTCTGGAGGAAACTCCAGAGCCAGGTCGGCCAGACGGTTTAGATTGCCAGCAAAGTCCAGACGGTCTAGGCTGACTATGTTGTAGCCTGGCTCTTTGAGCAGGCGTCTAATCATGTGGTGTCCGATAAAACCGGCACCACCGGTAACCAATACATTGATCATGTTTTTAACCTCGAATACATGGTTGGAGAAATATTAAGATGATACTGCACTTCATCGATCTTGGCCAGTAATTTATCACCCCAGCGATCCCAGAGCAGACTGTCGGCTTCGTCGTTGAGGTTCTGTCCGCGCCAGAAGTCATCGGTAATGTTCTGTGTTGGATCTGAGTCGGGACGATCGAACCGATAGCCACGGGGCTGTTTGATGGTCTTGAACCAATGCCAGCTCTTGCACCAATAATGATTGATGCGCATGATGTCATGACTGGGTGTGCCAGTCTTGTTCCAGCCCTGATGCGGCAGTATGGGTCGGCCTTCCAGATCCACGGTGCCGTGTTCAGTAGTGAACACATGCGGGTTGGTGGCCAGTACGCGGTCACCACCACGCCCACGACCACGCACTATACTCTTCATGTGATGGTTCAGAGCATGGTTTAGTGGACCACGTCGTGTATAGGCCTGGGTAACCAGATCAGGGTCGTCGCCCATGGCGTCATGTCCATTGCTGCCAAAGAAGCTCCAGTAGATGCCCAGAGCGCTGGCAGGTGTGTCCCACTGACTCCACAGAACATCGCGCAGAGTTTCACCCTCACGCATGGGCAGCATGAACTCATCTACATCATTGTAGCTGATCCAGTCATAGTCTGGTCTATAGGTGTCCAGATAATGCTGCATCATGGGATAGTGAACATTGTTGCCATCTACATCATAGATGTCGATGTCATAGTAGTCGCTTAGCTGGCGCCAGATCGCTCGGGTGTTGTCTTCGCTGCGATGGTCATAGACAATGACCTTGTCCACGCCCTGCAACAACTGCCAGCTAAACCATTCTACAATCCACTTGCTTTCATTCTTCTGTATGGTGGCAACTGCAATCTTTTGCTCATCACGTGTCATTATAACTCCAGTTTTATGCCCAGACTTCGTTCCAATTTCCGCTGAGTGCGCCCTTGGCATAGTCCGTGGCGCGGTTTTCAAAGAAGTTGGTGTGTGTGGGCGCATTGATCATTTCTTCTACCCAGGGCAGGGGATTCTTTTTACGCTTGAAGATACCCTTGAGTCCCAGTGCAATCAGACGACGATCAGCGATATAACGTATATATTCCTTGACTTCAAGGGCGGTCAATCCTTCTATGCCGCCCATGTTAAAAGATAGATCAATGAATCTGTCTTCGAGTTCAACCATCTTTTCTGCAATTGTATAAATGCGGCCTTTAAGTTCATCATTCCAGATCTCCGGATTTTCCTGTACATAGGTACGGAACAGCTTGATCATGCTTTCGCAATGCTGAGTTTCGTCAACAATGCTCCAGGTCACAATCTGACCCATGCCCTTCATTTTGCCTGTGCGTGGGAAGTTAAGTAGCATGATAAAGGAACTGAATAGCTGCATTCCTTCGGTGAAAGCACTGAATACTGCAATGTGAGTAGCAGTAGAAGCAGCATCGCCATTCTGTGAGCTAATACCAAGAATGTAATCATGCTTGTCCTTCATCTCCTGATAGGCCAGGAACTCGTTGTAGGTTGACTCGGGCATGCCCAGTGTCTCGATGAGATGACTATAGGCCGCGACATGCAGTGCTTCACGTGCCGAAAACCCCAGCAGCATCATGCGTACCTCAGGTTGACGGAAGTAGGGCAGATAGTTTTTAACATAGCCGCCTGCTACATCGATATCGCCCTGTGTAAAGAAACGAAAGATGTTGGTGAGAAAGTTCTTTTCTTCTTTGCTCAGACGATTCTTCCAGTCCTTGACATCCTCCAGCATGGGTACTTCGGTATGCAACCAATGGCTCTGCTCATGCTTGAGCCAGCTATCATAGGCCCAGGGATAATGAAAAGGTTTAAAACTATTGCGGTCGTCGGTAATGCGAGTTCGTTGTTCTTTTTTTACCATGATTAGTTACACCAGCTTTGTTTTGCTTCACCATGATAAGGGCGGGCCAGCTGATTGTCAATAAGAAGTTGACTCAGACGGAGTTTGCCATCGATGATGACATCACCCAGCACACGGCCACCGAACTTGTCCCAGTCTACTAATTCAATATGGATGCTTCGAGCATTCTGTATGGCCTGTTTGGTGAATGCCGTGGCACGTGCGCCACGATCAGCCTCGGCCTGACACTTGGCACGGGGAGCCTTCTCAGGTGTATCTACGCCCAAAACGCGCAGACTCAGCACAGGCTTGAGCGGTGCTGGCAAGAAGTCTGCGCGGAATTCCACGGTGTCACCATCCTTGACGCGGGTTACCTGAAACTCATAGATCTGTGGCTGTGGTGCGGCCTGTGCCAGCCCTGCGGCCAGCATTAGTGTGGCTAATAGGTATTTCATGCTGCCTCCTTGGTCAGTGCTTCTTTTTCTGCGGTGATTTCCTTGCGGCGTTCCTTGATGGCCTTGCTCAGAGCCTGCAGTGCCTTGCGGGCACGCGCTGCGCTGGCCTTGACGCCCTTGGCAGTAAATCGTTCATTCTCAGCGACATAGGTATTGTAGGCGTCGACGATTTGTTGATGATTGGTTGGTTCCATGTTATTCTCCTTGTTCATACATTACGGTGTTGGTGTCGCCTAAAAACCATTTAGGATTGGTTTCCACGACATATTTTTTGGTACAGACTCTGAAGTCTGGAAACTTCAGTTCCTTGGGGTTGCTGGCCGCATCATAGAAGATGCAGCGATTGTTGGGCTGGGCAGCATACTGCCCATTGTTTAGTTCTATAAAATTAAAGCTCTTGTGATCCTCGGGCCACTCGGCATAGCTGGTGTCTATGATGTTGAGATCTGGTGCACTGTGATCCACGGTGAACAGATAATCTCCAGAATAAAAGTTGCGGTCCTTGGCAAAAAATTTACAGCTTAGATTACGCAGAAATGCTTTCTGTACTATGGTAAAGTCATAACTAAAACAATCCCAAATCTGCAAGGTATCCAGGTCCAGGAATTTATCTGTATCCAGATTATCGACGCGACTCACAAAGGCATGCAAGGGCAATTTGTCATACAGAGCTCCGTAGTTGGGCAAATAGGCTTCGATTCTAAATGCCTGACTGCGCAGACTCTTGATGCTGACCCAGATGCAGGGTTCATACTCGCCATGCCCTTTTTCAAAGTCATAGAGAAATTCGCGACGAACCCAGCAGTGTATGGGTGGTAGATTGGCTACTAGATGTGCCATTTAACCCTCGCAGGCCAGACACTCATTGCCCTCAGCCAAGGCCTTGAGGTCGATCTCCTGAATTGCCTGACGCTCAATCTTCTTGGCCACTTTGTCGGCTTTGCCAATCTTTTCACTGCGGCAATAGTACAGAGTCTTCAATCCCGATTTCCATGCTTGGAAATGTACTGCATGCAGATATTTAACATTGGCATCGGGACGGAAAAAGAGGTTAAGGCTCTGGGCTTGATCAATGTAGGCCTGACGGTCTGCGGCATGCTGTATGACCCAGCGTTGGTCGATTTCCATGCTGGTTTTGAATACATCGCGTTGCCATTCATCCAGGATGTCGAGATGTTGAACACTGCCATCGTTGGCGATGATACTTGACCAGATTTCGTTATAGTCCAATTTACTGTCTGCATCACATTTCTCCTTGATGATGGCATCTAAATAACGATTCTTGTTCAGACTGGCTCCACTCAGCGTATCCTGTCGGTAAGCATTGGCACGATAAGGCTCAATGCTAGGGCTAGTGTTGCCCATAAGAATTGAGCTTGAAGCGTTGGGAGCCACAGCCATAGTATGTGCAAAGCGACGACCAGTGCCAGCACAATCAGGTGCTTCGCCTCGCTCCGTACCCAGTTCAAGATTGGCATGGTCCAGTCCTTTCTTGATGTGTTGGAAAATCTGGTGATTGCGACCTACACTCAGGGCACTTTCCCAGGGTAGATTGTTGCGCTGCAGATAGGCGTGCCAGCCCAGTGCACCTACTCCTATGCTGCGTTCCCGCTGAGCAGAATATTTTGCGCGACCAATAGCGTCAGGAGCATTATCAATAAAGTATTGCAGAACATTGTCCAGCATTTCGGCCACATCTCGTAGAAACTGTGCATCATGACGCCAGTCGTCAAAGTACTCCAGATTAACACTTGACAGACAGCACACCGCAGTTCTTTCTTTATCAGTCGGCAGTATAATTTCGCTACATAGATTTGATTGTTTAATGGAGAGTCCCAGTTTGCGCTGAAACTCCGGCATAGCCTTGTTACTAGTATCAATGAAGTGAATATAGGGTTCACCGGTCTGCATCCTTATTTCCAGAATACGTTGCCAGAGGTCGCGAGCACTCACCGTGTCACGGACTTCACCGCTGTGTGGATCTCGTAGCTGCCAGCTATCATCGGCAGTCTTGTCCAGCATGCTGCGTTCAATGAGCTGCATGAAGTCGTCGGTGATATTCACTCCATGATGTAGATTCAGTGCTCTCATGTTGGGATCGCCCGTGGGCTTGCGCATCTCTAGAAAAATAAGAATATCAGGATGACTAATATCAAGATAAGCAGCGTAACTGCCACGGCGAGTTCTGCCCTGTCTATAAGCCAAAGAAGATGCGTCATAGGTACGGAGATGAGGCATAATACCAACAGACTTGTCATCAGCACTACGAATACCCAGACCAATTCCAACTCCGCCTCCCAACATTGAAAGCCAATTTACTTCGGACAAAGTATTGACCAAGCCTTCTGCGCTGTCGTCCAGATAAGGCAGGAAACAGCTAATAGGCAGGCCACGTTTACTGCGACCAAAACTCAGAATCGGCGTGCTATAAGATAGCCAATGTCTGCTGCTGTACTCATAGAGTCGCTGAGCGTGTTCTGGGTTGCTACCAAATGCTGTGCTAACGAATGCGAACCTTTCCTGTGGGGACGATTCGTCGTCGCGCATGTAACTTTCTTTTAATCTTTTTAAACCCAATTCATCAAACAAACCATCGCGAGAATAGTCTACCTTGATGCCATGTACTGTTGGCTCCATCTACATCTCCAATTCTATTTTTTACTTTACTTCTTCGAATATTTTTTTCTGAGCGTCATACCATTCTATCCAGGCATCGTTGCGAGCACGGCATTCGTGGTAGAGGCTGTAGTTCTTGGTCACGGTTTTTACAACATCACTAAGTAGTGTAGAGTCTGGTGTCTTTTCCAGTTTAGGACAGGGACGCTGAAGTTCAGGCGGCACATCTGGAAAGTTGCGTTTTACTGGCACTGGCTTACTGAATATTGAGCATCCACTGAGCATCAGCATCATGGAGGTGATCAGCAGTAGTCTAATCATTTTCCTTCTCCGGGCATGTCGGATGCTTCATTGAGTATCTGCAGCGCTTCATTGGGAACAGTGCAATCAGCATCAATGATTTTTTCTACTTCCTTGATTTTTTCCTGTATAACGATTTCCTTTTCCTTGACTACCTTTATTTTGTTGACAATCTTGGTTTGGATTTCTACATTTTTCTGTGCTGCCTTGGCCTCGCTTTCTGCTACCTTGGCCTGCATGTCAGCCACGGCCTTTCTCCAGGCCAGCTCTGTGGTTACACTGCCTTCAAAGTAAATACCCACCATGAGCATCAGCGCAGCCAGGGGACGAATTACACGCCCATAGTTGCTGATTATGGGTATGGCGGAAAGAAAAAAGCCCGCCACCAGTCCCAGGGCACCCAGAGCAGTTACTGCGTGGGCTACCCAGACAAGCCAGTCGTCGGGCAAAAAGGTCAACATCCACATATGATTATCCTAGTATGGTTTTTATGTCTGGAGGACTATATGTATCAGGTTTTAACACCTTGCCCGTCACAGAATCTTTGATTAATTTACCATCTACAAATTTACTGCGGTTGCTGCGATTCACTTCATCCCAGACTGCCTGGTTGGGGATGCGCAGACTGTGTTCTAGACCTTCGATGACCCATTTTAGATCAGCGCAGGCATCGGCGATTTCCACTAAATCTCGTTCCTCAAAGGCATTGCAGAGCTCAGTATATTCTTCTATGACGAGCCGCATGTAGAGCTGAGCCTGCTCCCAATCATCCCGAGTCTGGCCGCAGCCCACCATGAACTCTCTGACATCATTTCTGGTATCCATATCAACCTATTTATGTATTTTCCGTTTTGACAAACAAAGGTATGATCTTGGCCAACTCACGTGCGCATTTCTGGGCGACCTGTTGGTGCTCCAGCTGAGTGCCATTGGCGCTGCGCAGATCTATGTAGTGAATCCAGCTGCGCACCGTACCAGCCATGTAGAGTCGACTCTGTGTCAGACCCTCGGGCAAGATGGCGCGAGCCTGTTCCTTGGCAATGCCATTTTCCAGAGCCCAGCGATAGGTGTTGTCTACCCAGCCAATGAGTTCTTTCTGTTTACGTTCCCATTGCAGAGCAATGTACCGGTTCTCAATGTCGGCTTCTTCAATGGGTATGCTGTTCTGACGATTCTTTTCGTCCTGCAGACGCGCTTCGCGTATCTCGAATTCCAGGCCAGTACCTATGGCACCAACCTCGGCATAGCGCTGGCTGAACTCCTGAAAGCTGAAGCTGCGGTGACGCAAAATTTGTCGTGCTATGTCTCGGGTGGTGATGATTTCCATGGTCACTGATGCCATCTCAAACGGGCTCCAGTGCTGATGACGTCTAAGATAACTGAGCAGACGCTCGTTGGTTTCTGTGTTGTGCTGATTACCAGGATTGCTGACTCGGGCACAGTAGGCAATCAGATCCTGCACATCGCTGACCAGTTCAGCATCCACAAAGTCTGGATGCGGCTGACTATAACTTACCAGATTTACACTTGACATATTACACCTTTTTCCAATTATTAAATTCAACCATGGCTCTGAGGCCGCTGTAGGTACGATTATCTATCATGGTGGCCAGGGTTGGACTGTCTATGCCAGGGTTGGCCAACACCAAATCATTGATGTCCTTGCAGTCCGTGTCGGGCCAGATAAAGACATTGTAGCCTGCATCTATGGCACGACGATACACCGACACAACCTCGCGGTTACGTGGCTGATTATCTATCACCAGAGTTAGTCGGCGCTGCTGAATATTCAGTGCATCCAGCTTGCTAAAACCCGTTCCACCCACGGCCAGAGCATTGGGCAGGAATAAACTGTCCAGTGGACCTTCCACGACATACACCGTAGTCAGTGGATTGACTTCTTCTAATCCAAAGATCTGTGGAGCGTCTTCGTCGATTTTGACTGCTATGTAGCGCAGAGTCTCGCCACGCAGAGCTCGGCAGGTCAGACCCAGCAATCGGCCGCTGCCATCCTTGAAGGGTATGACCAGTCTGGGCTCGGCAGTTTTGATTCTGTCACGCATGGCTGGACTGATCTGACCAATCTTGCGCATGTCGTCGATGTAGTACAGACGACTAAGCTGATAGAATGGTATCTTTCTCTGCTCGCAAAATAGCCTGGCCTCGTGGTCAGCCTCTAGATCGGCAACACGGGGCAGCAGTTCATCCAACAAGGTGCGCTTGGGCAGCAGACCTTCGGCGCTGGTAAAGTCAAAGGTCTGCTTTAAGTCGGCTTCGGGGTTGCTGTGCGCTCGACGATTCTCACCATTGGCATAGCGCTCCAGACGATATTCTCGATACAGGTTGCTGTCCAGATTTTTCAGGAATGTACCAAAGTGCTGACTGGCGTCGCAGTTATGGCACTTGTAGTAGAGATCGTTCTTCTGACGATAGAAGTAACCCCGCGCCTTGTTCTTCTTGGTCTGACTATCGCCGCAGATCGGACAGCGACAGTTGTAGAGATACTGACCCTTCTTTTTAAACAGGCTCAGCTTGCCACCAATTTGATTTAGGTACTTGACATCGATAAAAAGGCTCATAAAAAAGGCTCCATAACAGAGCCTAATTATATAGGAGACTGACTACAGAGTCAATTACTTTATGGCAAACTCCACCATGCCCAGGATTTTGGTTAGTATGAATCCGCCAACTATGCCGGCACCCACCAATATGTAGCGCCATTTTTCCAATTCGTCGATTCGTTTTTCCAGACTGGTCTGTTTATCGTTGTGATATTTCTGATCTTCTTTGAGTTCTCGTTTGAGGTCGTCGATGCCGGCCACGATGCACTGTTGTACGTTGGCTATTTCCGTACTAAGCTCACGGGTGGTTGTGGTAATGCGGCTGTGAAGTTCTTTGATATCTTCGTTCATTTCCTGTCGTCTCGTTTCTAGTAATTCAAAGATATCATGGGTGGCTTTTTCTCCACGATCTAACCGTTGATCGTGAACTGCTAAAATTTTACCAATGTCAGCAGTAACATCAGTGAGTTTTTCTATGGCATGTTCAATGCGTTTAATGACTGTGCCAGTCTGATCTAATTCTTGTTCTATGACTGCTAGTTGCGTTTCCACTGACATGTTATTCCAGAAGATGAAGGTTAACTGTTTATTTATATAGTTACAGTACTCACCGGTGTAATGGTTACGATAACACTGGGTACTGCTGGCATAAACGGCGAAGATGCAGTTGCCGCCTGGCTTGAAACTGCGGCAATAAAGGTATGTGTTTCGTCAGCAACAAACCATTTAATTTCAATATATTCATTGGGCATAGTGGTGGTGAACATGTAGTTCCAGCCAGCGATTACTGCACCAGCAGCGTTGGCATCGCTCTTCTTGGGCACAGTAACTATGCTGTTGCTGCCGGCGATGTTTTGCCCGTTCAGAGCGAACCAGATGTTGACGCTGTCTTCGCTGTTGCCAACATTGTAGAGTTGAACACTGAACTGTAGATTGTAGGTACCAGGATGTGCCAGTACAATCTGACTGCTGTTTCCGCCATCTACAGTTATGCCATAGGATATATCAGTTACTTCAAAAATTAACGAATTGGCGCTGGTGGCTGAACTGGTCTGTGTTGTCTGACTCTGTGCCTGCAGATGATAGTTGTAGAAATGTCCTGTATCAAAGACGAATTTTTTAGTTGCTGCGTCATAACGCAGGTAACGATGGTCTTCTATGGTGCTGCGATTAACGTCGTCCAGATAACGCAAATTAACTTCGCCACTGCCTGGACCCGTAGCAGCAATTTTACCCACCCATTCACGCAGATATCGTATCTCACGTTCCAGATCCTTCTGTGGCTGAGCCAGCACGGGATCGGGTGCTACTACTCCGGTTTCACTGATGACTCTGGCGACTCGGTCTGCCATGCTTTCTGCTGCTGGCGGTGTTGCGGAATCTTCTGTGAGTTCTCGGCTACTTCCTGCAGCAGTCTCTCGGTCATGAGACTGGTATGGTGTGGTGGTATCTTCTGGTGTTGACGGAGGTGCGGTGTTTTCTTGAACCAACTCATGTGTGCTCTCCCTGACTGTAAACAATTCTTCCAGATCCTGGGCTATGCGTTGTTTGATGCTGGCTTCGCGTTGCTGCCGCTGTTGTTCTTCGCGTTCCAGTCTTGCTACATGTTCCAGCAGTGCAGCACTGGGCTCCTGTCCCAGACGCTGGGCAAGGTTAACCAGTGAGCGCAGTTCTGCTAGCTTGGCCATTACTTCTTGGGCTTGGCAGCAGTCTTTTTAGGCTGTCGCTTGGTGGCAGGTTTCTTGGCCACAGGTTCGGCTACCTTGGCTTCTACTGCGGCTTTGATGCTTTCAGCCTGAGGGCTGGGTGTTTCAATTTTGTAGGGAGCCTCGGGCTGCTTGAAACGTTCAGTATAACTCAGACCACGCTCGGCGCTGCGACCCGAAAAAAAGTCCAGTATTTTCTTAAACATTGTTACGCTTTCTTCTTTGCATGCGTTTCCCCAGCAGGATATCACGGCCAGCCAAGTGGGGATTGGGACTTGGTGTGGCCTGACCACTAAAGCCTCCGCCTACGGCATTGGCAATTTCTTCGTTGTAGCTGCGAAAACTCTTCATGCTGTTGCCCTGCGGATCCAGACCAGCAAAGTAGTTTTCTACCAGCTGCATTTCCAGCGCCAGCTCGTTGCTTTCACGCAGAGTCAGCAGACGACTTTCAAAGTTGCTGTGCAGTGGTTCGGTGTTGCGATCCAGGTGTTCTTTGATCAGACTCAGTGCCGCAGCAAAACTTACAATCTGCTGGCTAGCATAGGGAACACGTTCTATGATGCGTTTGACTCTCCAGACCAGACGATCCAGCAGTGTATAGGCGTCTTTTTCTTCGGTGGTTTTTAGATCGCTGAAACGACGCAGTATTTTACCGCGCTCGTCTATGATGCCCAGTCGGAATGCCTCGGTCTCGTTGAAGGGAGTGCTGAGTTTGCGCAGTATGCGATAGGCAATGATGGCGTCAACAAATCGGCTCATTAGAGTTTCCTTAGTATATCAACCAACACAGGGTCCAGAGGTATTTCACTCTCGGGCATTCTGTGTCCAGAACTGACTATCACAACCTGCGGCATGTAGTTCAGATATACCAAAAATGTCTTGAGCTCGGGCCAGAGGTTCTCCTTGATTTTGAAGAACAACATTCTGGTAGCCGCCTCTACTCCAAACACATTGAAGAATGTCACCAAATGATTGATCACCAGACGCTCCTTGATCTCACCGCTGAGTCTGTAACGACCCAGCAATCTTTTGATGTAGCGTAACCGCTTTAAATCATCGTTGAAATCCTGTATGCCGCGACATCCAGGATTGTTGTAGTTCTTGATGGCATACATCAAAAAATTATCATTGGTCAAATTTTCAAGCATGTTCATGTTTACCGCCCAATCACCAGTTGTTCAGCGCGGCCCTTACCCAGGTATTGGTGGCCACGCACAGGTATATATGCGTGGTGTTGTAGGCTAACTGACCTCGGGTGCCGGTGCTGGTGGCTGTGGCTGGAACCTCAACCACCAGAGTCAGTGAACTGCTGCTGTTGTCCACTGCCACTAGTCGATGCACAGTAAGGCTGGTGCTGAGACTGCTGACAGCAATGCGTTTGCTAACGTTGCTCTGAACAATGTAGAGCTGATCAGCAGCCGCGGCGGAGGTGGCTAGCGGTAATTCACTGAGTTTCTGGTCGGCCATGATCTAGTCCTTAGGCTGTGGTTACTACACTGGTTGAACCGCCATCAACATTGGCTGCGTCCACATTGGCCAGAGCAATGGTCAGATCCGATGTAAGCTGGGTCGAACCATAATCATTGATACCCATGGTGATGGTCTGGCTAGTAATGCTCAGTGTAACGCCCGTGGTGCTAGGAGCGGTAAACTGGAAGTCCACATAGTTAGGACCACTGGTGCCATAGCGTGTGGCTGTAATGGTTGCACTGGTGTCGCTGCGTGTAACCAACAGTGTACCAGTTGTGGTGGGTGTGACTCTTTCGTTCCACACAACACGTACAATGCCGGCTGCGCCAGTGCTGTAGCTATTGGCTGTGAAGAACACCTGGCTGATGGTGGCAGCTTCCAGTTTAACACTGGTGGCTGTGGTAACACCGCCGGCTAGGTTACGAATTGCGACAATGACTTCGTCAGTGCCATCTGCGCGGCGAATTTCCCAGCCGCGCGTAGTCGCGAATGTGCGACTCTTTTGTTCAGCGGTCAAGTTTTTAGGCTTGCTTTCATCGCTGGTATTTGCGCCCCATAGTGGCATGATTGTCTCCTTGTTGAGATGTGTTAATACTAGTTTTATTTATCGTCCAGATCCTGCTCGGAACTTTCTTTGCTGCGTGGTGCTGGACTCATGGTTTCCAGCTTCTTGGTACTGCCATGATAGATGTGGCGAGTACGTTTTCCACTGGGCTGTGTCACCACAAAACTGTGATGAGCCTGACCAGCCTTGCTGCCGCTCTTTTCGTCGCTGATGCGATTACCAGCCTTGCGATGTGCGTCTTTGATCTTATCCAGATCGCTGGCCATCATGGCTTCCAGGAATACCTCTTCATTCTTGGCCTTGTAGCTGGCATCCACTTTGTTGAAGAAGGCTTTTTTCTTTTCTGGTGTATCCAGCTCGCCGGGATGCTTGACACCGTGTTTAGCCATCATGGCACGGAAGTGCGCATCATAGCCGCTGTCTTTTTTAGCCTCGGTGATGTCATATTCTGTTGCACGATAGGATATGGTTTCATCGACTTCTTCATCCATGACCTTTTTCTTGCCCTTCATGGGCTTGTCATCATCTTCCATGTCATCGTCGTCTTTTTCATTTTTATCGTCATCGTCCTCATCGTCTTCGGACTTGCCTTTGACTTTCTTTTTGCCCATGTCGCTGTAGTCTTCTTCCTCGGCCATCTTTTTGGCTTTCTTGGTTGCGTGACCATGGCTCTCACTCTGCAGGATGCTGAGTTCGGCGACAGGCATACCCCGCTCAATGCCATGTTCGAACATGACATCATACCAGGCAATGTTGCCATAGCGATCTGGATCGGCATGCTCTTCAGCAATGGTTTTGCCCTTGCCATATTGTGCGTGCTCGACATGCTTGGCGCAGTTATGTACCACCTCGCCAGAATTTTTCATCATGGTAGCCTCGGTGCGAGGCTGGTACATTTGACGAATGCTTTCGATTAAATCCTTCATTTTACCGTTTCTCCTATTGACATCTATTGACAATCTTGTTATACTGACTGTGTACCCGCTTCAGGTTATTTCTTGTTGTGATGAAAGTTAAGCAACCAATGCGCTAACTGCTTCTTGCGTGGACTAGCTGAATCTGAGCTGCGAATGCTTCTGAGTTCAGCAGCTGACTTGCCCTTGAGTCCATGTCGTGCGCTGTCGCCCTTGTCTTGCGGGTTACGACCATCTTTAAAATTCTCTCCCATGTGCTTGAAGTACTGAACCTGTCGTTCACGTTTCATTGCACCGGCCTTGCTGGGATATCGACCCAGATTACGACCAGTCTTTTTAGATCTAAGTTCGTAACCGCCAGCAACCTTGACAATGGTCTCGCGAAGTTCTTGAAAAGTCTTCATTACCAGGCCCGGCAACTCCAGTAACGAGCCTTGTCCTTGGGACCTGGATCGTCGCAGTTATGACGAGCTCGGAAACTCTTTCTACGAGCTGGTATGTGTTTCTTGATGCTCAAATTCTTGTCGCCGAAGTTTACCTTCTGTGCCTTGCCATCGCCGTCGGGGTCAACGAATACTTTGCTCTTTTTAACATCGCCGGCCATGGGCTTGTTCAGCGGCACCTTGCGACCCTGATAGGTAGCTTCATCGATGTCAGTTTCTTCGTTGCGCGCTGCCCAGATGTTGTCCACCATGTTGGGATAGGGGCGGCCTGCTGCGCGTGCACGTGCGCGGGCCTTGGCTTTCTGAGCTGGGCTTAGTTTTTCGCTTTCGCCGCGCTCAGCCTTGGGGTTGGGCTTGTCCCATACTTCACGTGTTTCGTTTCGGAGATCAAAAAAGGATTTCATTTGCGGCCCCTCATCTGGTTAAAGGTCTTGGCCGCGCCCTGAGGTGCCTCGGGTGCTGCAGTGACCTGTTGTTGTTTGGCCATCATTTTATGCACGGCATAGGCATTGCTAAACATACCTTTGCCCTTGGGTGCTTCAACGTGCTGCATGTGAGCCGGTGTTGGAATCTCCTTGCCGCCACGCACTACTTTATTGACTCTGATGTGATAGGTATGGGGATTGTCGGCTACAACATGACCTTCGATGTAGTGATCGTCGTGCATGCCTGGGAAATCATAGCTGCGAACCTTGTCGCCTACCTTGACACCACGCTGTGGATTGCGATTGCCCTGACTCCAGGCTTCATCAATGGAAACTTCTTCTTTGATCTTGTCCTGAACCTTTTTGTAGCGCTGGAAGTTGGCATCTTTGTCGGCATCGGTTTTACCAAATTTCCCAGCATCCATCTTCTGATCGATCTGCTTCTTGGCATAGCCAGGCATGTATTTGCGCAATAGTTGCTGCGCTCCTTCCTGCACTGTGCCTACATGTTCAGCACCATGCACTCGGTAGCCCTGGTTCTTGAAATGTGTGCGAGCCCGGGCCACGGCAGTTGATTGATCGCCGCTGATGCGCACAAACTTTTGAATCTGTTCATTGCGCTTGCTCACCATGCTGTGATTGGGATCACTGACTGTAACTTGTACTCGGTGTTTCATTATACCAGTCCTATGGCTATGGAACCTGCAGCAACGACCCAGCGCACTGCTACCTCGCCGTCGGCATGCGCGGCTTCTTGGTAGATGCGCACCACATCTTCTACTAGTTCCTGTTTTTCTTCCAGCGACAATGCGCCGCTGCGATAATCATTGACGATGGCCAGCAATTCTCGAGCCAGGTCTCCCTGTACCCCAGGCTGGTCTTTGTAGGCTGCGATTTCTTCTATCATCGAGTTCCCCAGACTTTCTTAAGTATATCCAGACGAGTTTGTGCTAGTTTTAAATTGTGATTGCATACCGTAAGATTCTTGGTATCATAGGCCTTGTTGATGCTTTCTTCCAGACCCTGCACCGTTTTGACCTGATTGTCAGCTCTGAACTCGGCATAGATTCTGAGATTCTGCGCAGTTTCACGCAGAGGCATCCACTGGCTAAAGTCTTCACGATCATCGCACTTTACCTGCAGAATCTGTTGCTGCACTCGTGTCCAGCCCTGAGCCAAGGCTGGATCATGTGGGGTGGGCCAGTATTCGGCTATGGTGCTGCAGCCTGCCAGCAACATCAGTGAAGTTATGATCAGTATGCGTTTCATGGTATTATTTATCTTTCTGATTATTTGGTCAGACTGCGCAACATCCAGGCATGCTTTTCATGTGCCTGAACACGGTCCTGCAGATAGTTGCTGATGCCAATCTGACCAGCGTTTTCCGCGGTTTCATAGCATACTCTGAGAGCGTTCAACAGTGTTTCGTTGTCTTCACGCAGACGAGACAGCATCTCCATGGCCGTGGCTACTGTGACATCATCCTGTATTAAACTAAGCTCAGTCAGCATTCTCCAGGCACCAGGAGCATAGTCGGGTATGGTGCGTATCAGCTCGGCTATGACATCCACGCTGTCGTCAATTTCAGCATAGAGCGTGCCTAGAAATTCATGATACTGCACAAAGTCTGGACCCTCGATGTTCCAGTGGTAATACTGAGCTTTGCGAGCCAGGGCAAATGCCGTGGCTTGTATTTGTTTGAGTTCATTAACCAACATGTTTTCTCCTTCAGATCTTGGTGCCAAAAGCCTCGGGCGTAAATCGTGGATCCTCGCCAACGGCTATTATACAGGCTACCTTGTCATTGTATTGTATTATGGTCCAGGTTTTGGTACTGTGATTCATCAACATCATGATGCTGTTGCCTTCGTCAAATTTACCAACACCGCGACCATTCCAGACCGGAACCTCGTTGTATTTTTCCGTGAGATGCTGCATCACTGCTTCAATGGTGTCACACACCGTGGGTTTTTCTGCTCGAAATGGTTCAGCCCAGACCAGGGCGGGAATCAGCAGCAGGGCAGCTAATAGACTACGCATCATACCTCCAATTTACGGTAATGGCGTAGTCGTTTAATGGTACGATCTGCATCTACTCCTGCGCCGGGTGTGAGCGTGGGTTTCACGCCCATGAGATGCGACTTGGTGTGTGCCAAGCGCTCATTGTCTGTGGTATCGGTGTCATTGGCCGCCACAGTATCGACTGCGTGTTCTTCGGCGTCATAGATTAAATCCGTGGCCTGATTGGGTCTGTGACCCTGCTCTTCTTTGACATGGCGCAGACGCTGCATTTCTAGTTTGCGACGCTTGGGCATGAGACGTGTACTGATTCTAATTACTGCCTGCTTGGCATTGCGTACTATGCCCTCGATGCGATCTTTCTCAGCAGCACTCAGCGAGCTCTTGTCACGACCACGCAGTACCCGACCCATGATGAGATTGCGAGCATGCAGCACTGCACGTTTCTTCATGCGCTGCGGCGTACTCATGCGGTGCAGGGCCAACTGGCGTGCGATTTTACGTTTGCTGGCCGACTTCAGGAAATCAAAGCGCTTCTTGATGCGCTGTGCAGCACTCAGCGCTTCATCCAGAGTCTCGCCCTCGGGCTCCCAGCTTTCTTCTTCGGCTTCCTCGTGTTCCTGATCGGCATACAGGTATTCAATGTCTTTCCATTCCAGCTGATCAATGTGCTTTTCAATCTCACGCAGATCATCGTCGCTGACGTCCTGGTGTCCCTGAATCTCATGTGGTGTCTTGGCCTCGGCATGCAGGGTCAGTGGATCGGCACTCTGACGCGGAGGCTTGGCTACCAGCTCCATCATCTTATGAGCATGCATTTCCATGTAGTCACGATGCTGTTCCAGAACAC